GTAAGACGTGGGATTATCCCTGCGAAGACCGAAGCTGCACGTAAATGGTATAGAGATGCTGCAAAGCAATATACTCGTTATCGTGGCGAAGTTGGTCTTATGCGTTCTAATTCCAATCGTCTGACTAGACGTATTCGACCCGGCAATCTTTACATGTACTTCTATGATGCCAAGACAAAAGACACTCTACCATATTGGGATAAGTTTCCTATGGTATTTCCTTTTCGTGTTTTGTCGGATAGGTTCTGGGGAATTAACCTTCACTACCTACCGCTACCATATCGTGCCAAGTTGATGGATGCTCTGTATCAGACCAGAACCAACAGCCGTTATGATGATACGACTAAGCTACGTATCAGCTATCAAATTCTTTCAAGTGCTGCTAAGTTTAAATATTTTGAGCCTTGTGTAAAGCAATATCTATTCACGCACACTAAATCACAGTTCTTCTATATTCAGCCTGAAGAATGGGATGTTGCTTTATTCTTACCACTCGAAAGATTCCAGAAGAAGTCAAAGACACAGGTCTTTGCGGAATCAAGAAAGAAAGTTGCTGGAGTCAAATAATGACGTTTGAAATAAACAAATTTAGATCAGAGATTGATACTGGTGGCGTACTGAAAACCAATAGGTTTATGGTCCAGTTTAATGCACCACCAAGCATGGGTGGCAAGAAGATTGCTGATGGCTTCTTACTTCGCTGTGACGCTGTACAATGGCCGGGTGTATCATTTACTACTATGGATGCACCACCAAGAGCAGGTTATGGTGCATCTGAAGTAATCCCTATTGCACCAATCTTTGAAGACGTAACATTAAACTTCATTGTTGACAAGAATTCAAATTTACACAAATTCTTTTTTGAATGGATAAATACGGTTGTAAACCTACAGAGTGAAGGTCAATCAAGATATAAAGACAAAAATGATAAAAATTATAGTCCATATGAAGTAGGCTATAAAGATGAGTATTGCACAGACATAGAAATTCATATGATCAGAGAAACTGGTGAAAATGATAAAGCAATGACTGCTAAGCTATACAGAGCATTTCCAAGAGCAATGCCCGGTTTTGATTTGAATTGGGCATCTAATGATGAAATATTAAAGTTGAATGTACAGTTTACATATACTGATTATTTTATCAAATATAATCCACCTAAATAATTAATTAGACATGGAGTGAAAAATTATGTCGTTACCTAAAATTGAAAAACCACTATTTGAACTATTTGTACCATCAATGAACAAGTCTGTAAAGGCTCGTCCATTTGTCGTGCGTGAAGAAAAAATCCTATTGACTGCACAGCAATCAGGAAACGAAAAAGATATTATCCTTGCCATTAAGCAAGTTCTTACCAACTGTATTGCTGAAGAGTTTGATGTTGATGATCTAGCTACGTTTGATCTAGAATTTATGTTCCTTAAGCTACGTGCAAGATCAGTCAATAATGTCATCGAAGTATCATATCGTGATAACGAAGACGATAAGGTCTATGATTTCCAGATCAACTTGGATGAGGTTGACCTTAAAACCAATGATGATTTTTCAAACATCATCAAGGTGAGTGATACTGTTGGTATCAAGATGAAGTATCCATCAGTCACAATTCTCGACAATGTGCCTGATACTGAAGATGCTGGTGATGTAGTAGAGTATCTTATCAAGAGTTGTATTGATCAAATTTTTGATGAAGAAAATGTATATCCTGTTGGTGATCATACTGACGAAGAACTTAATGAGTTCCTTGATAGTCTAGATATTGACACATTCAATAAAATTCGTGAATTCTTTGATAATCTTCCACAGATGTATCATAAGCTTGAATATACGAATGCAAATGGAAATGTTCGTACTATCGAACTTAATACGCTAAGTGATTTTTTTATCTGGGGTTGAACCATAATAATCTTGCGAACTATTACACCATGATATTTTCATTGGTTCAACACCACAATTATTCGATCACTGAAATTGAAGAATTAATGCCATATGAGCGAGATTTATATGTCGATATGTTATTGATGCACCTTGAAAAAGAAAAAGAAGAGTTGAAAAAGGGATAATAGCAGTTGGCTAAGAAATCTGGCCCTAAACCTAGAATAGATCGTAGCAGCCCTGAGTTCCAACAAAGAGTTGCTGGATTTAAACAAGCTAGGAAAAAAGGCGATAGAGATAGAGCAAGAAAGAATTTCGCTGAGCGTATGCTTGGTGCGTATGGCTTTGGGGAAGAAAATTTTAATAAAGGTGGTTTCATAAAAGGCAAACTTGGGTTGTTTGCCGAAGCGATGAATACTGACCAAAAACAGGAACAAGCTGATTCTCCTACAATGGAGGAACCAAAAACTGAACGTGAAAGACAAAACCCTAGTATTTCAACAATCGTTGATCAATTAAATTCTATTATTAAAGTTGCTAATCGTGTTGGTGTTATTAGTTCCGAACAGCAACAATCACTTCAACGTCAAATTGCTGTAGCAGAAAGAAATGCTAGAGAAGCTTCTATGGAAGCTGGTACTAAGATTGATGGTGTTGGTACAAATTTCACACCATTGAACGATGATATTGGCACTTTAATAGAAAAACTTAAGCCACTAAAAAAGGTGGTTGACGAAAAGGTCAAAGAACAAGAAGAAGAGAAAAATGCTAACCGTGGCTTCATGCAAAGACTTTCTGAAAGCTATGGTGTTGGTGATGAATATGAAAAGTATGCAAGAGGTAAGGCTGCTAAAGCTGCTAGAATAAGAACAAAGCCTGGTTTTAGATCAGTAGTAGGCGCTAATGGTAGGGTCACTTATAGAGGACCAAATGGTAGGTTTGCCTCTGCTGCTGATGCTGTTGCTCAAGCAAAGCCATCTATGCTTTCAAGAGTTAGTAATGTTGCCAAGGGTGCTGGTACAGGACTTATTAATGTTGCCAAGAGAGCAGCTAATGTTGGTGGTGTTGCAGCAAAAGTTGGTGGTACGAGACTTGCTTCTGGTGCTCTTAATGTATCAAAGAGAGTTGCTTCTACTCTTGGTAAAGGATTTAAAGCAGTTGGCGCTTCTGGAAAAGTAGCAGGAACCGCAGTTTCTTCTGTGCTAAAGCGTCTTGCTGGTCCTGTCATCACAAAAGCTTTGGGTGGATTGGCTGCTAAGTCCATTCCATTTATTGGTGCTGCTATTGGTCTAGGACAAGGTGCGCTTAGGCTTGTTCAGGGTGATGTGGTTGGTGCTGGCATAGATGCTGTATCAGGGCTTGGAAGCCTTGCAACGGCTCTTCCAGCCATGGTTCTATCTATTGTTCGTGATCTTTATTCTTCTGTGTTTGGTGTTCAACCAGAACGTGACCCTAATGTTGTTCCAAGAATGAAATTTGCTACTGGTGTCATTACAGGGCTGGTAGCAGCCATGCTTGCATCTAAATTAGCAAGAGCATCAACCAAAGATATTTCTTCTACTATTCCAAAAGCAGCAACTCAACAATCTGGTCAAGCACCTACTGGTGGTAAAATTCCTCCTGCTGTTAAAGGTGGTTCTGGTGGAAGCTTAGCAACAACTAAGCCAAAAGATTTGACAACCTACAAACCAACAACAGCAAAAGCACCAGTTGCAACCAAAAAACCATCTGCTGCTGGCTCTTCTGCACCAACATCAAAACCAACACAAACACCTACGCCTAGTGGTAGCTCTACTGATGCGGCTATGGAAGGCAAGAAGCCTGATCAGACAATGGTCAATGCTCCTCCTACTACAGGGGCAGAGATTACAGAAAAGACCGCTGAAGTTCAAGCTGCCGCAAATCAGCCAAGCTCTCTTAATTTAAGTCCTCCTTCAGTACCATTACCTGCAACAAAGCCAACTACCAGAAGTGGTGTGTCAGGTGCTGGTAATGTTCCAGACCCAAATTATTATGGTATGGGTATTGCCTTTCAACAAATGTATTTCAATCCTGATTCAGCATTGGGTGGCATGAGAGTATAATGAAAAAAGAAATATACAGTAGTGGTGAAATGCAATCCTTAGCCAATAGAACTAGGGTTGTTCGTACTCAAAAAAATGAAAAAAATGAAAATTATACATTAACAAAAGCCACAACTGTAACCATTTCTAATCAGATGGCATCTCTTCATAATGCCTTCAATAAAATTATTGCAAGCACAAAGAATGTCAAAGCATTACAAGAAGCTCAATCAAAAAATAGTCAATCAAATAAAAATATAGCTGTACCCGCTGCTACTAAAATTATAGGTGCTTCTGATCTATCGGAAAATTTTAAAGTTTTAAGTAAATATTTTGAAACCATGACTAAGTTATTAAAGAAGCTTGATCTTAGTCCAGATTCATCTGAGGGTGGTGGTGACGATGGCATGAGTGATGTTGGTAAGAAAAGGCGTAGAGGTAAAAAAACAAAGCCTAAAGTAAAAAGAAAACTAAGAGGTCGTGGTCTTGCTGGTAAAGCACTTGGAGTGTTTGCCGCTGGGTTAGATTTAACTGATAGGTTAGGTGCAGGAGAAAGTCTAACACAAGCTGGTGTAGGCGTTGCTGGCGGTGTGGCTGGTGGTATAGCTGGTGCAGAGGCTGGTGCTGCTCTAGGCGCTCTAGGTGGTCCTGCTGCGGTTGTTACAGTGCCTCTTGGTGGGCTTATTGGTGGTGCGTTAGGATATCTTGGTGGTGGTTATGTGGCAGATAAAGCATATAAGGCTACGACTGCTACAAAGGAAACTCCTGCTCAAAAGCAACTTGAAAAGATGACACAGACTGCTGCTTCTCCTGCAAAACCTGTAGCAACTCCAATCAGCAATAATAGTTTTTCTAGTCGTTTTGCCAGTTACCTCAATGATACTTTTAGTAATGTAAAAGGATATCTTGGCGGTATATTTGGTAATGCTGCTGCTCCACCTACAGATAGTGGCGACAAAGCATATGATGCTGGTATTGGTGGTATGGGTGGTGCTGTAGGCGATGCAATGGGATTGACTGCAAATGCCAAAGTTGCAATCGACTTTTTTATGTCTGATGCGGGTGGTAAATGGACAAAGGAACAGGCTGTTGGTATCGTAGCAAACCTACAGCAAGAATCTGGTCTTAATCCAAATGCATTTAATCGAAAGGGTGGTGGAAACGGTGCTATGGGTATTGGTCAATGGAGAGGACCAAGACAAAAACAATTTGAAGAGAATAATAATAAGCCAATTGGTACTCCTAATGAAAACAAAACAAAATTAAATAATGCCGCTTCATTACAAGAACAACTTAAGTTTGTTTCTTGGGAACTGGCACATTCACATAAATCTGCTGGTGATAAACTAAGAGCAGCAAAGACAGCCGAAGAAGCAACAACAGTTGTTTATAGACAATATGAAAAGCCCGGCGCTGAAGACATAAGCGGTGGACAGAGATTAGCTAATGCTATGGCGCTATTACAAGCACCACCTGTTGATTCTAGCACCTTAACGGGTGGTCAATTAATGAACCCATTGCCTGGTGCACGAATTAGTAGCGGGTTTGGATTGCGTAATGTGAATTTGGCAGGTTCATCAAAAGACCATAAAGGCTTAGATATGGCTGATGATATGGGAAAGCCTATTGTATCAGCAGGGGCAGGTAAAGTGACATTTAGTGGTCAAGTTAGTGGTTATGGAAACTTTGTTCAAATTGATCATGGTGATGGACTAGTAACAAGATACGGACACATGTCTGTAATTGCCGTCAATAAAGGCGATGCTGTTGTGGCTGGACAACAAATTGGTAAGGTAGGAAGCACTGGAAGATCAACAGGGCCACACCTTCACTTTGAAGTTCTACAAGATAACAAACCACAAAATCCTGTATCATATATTAGTGGTGGTAAACCAGTACCAGTACAACCAAAGCCAAAACCAAAGCCAGCACCACCTGCATCATATTTTCAAAGAGTAAAAGACCTATTCTTTAAGCCAGCAAATAGAGGCGCTGCAATACAGGCTGCAATACAAAGACAGGCAGCACAACAAAAACCACCAGTAACTGCTCCTAGCAAACCAAAACAAGAAAATCCAGACCCAACTGGTATCTATAGACAGTATCACGGCAAATAAAAAAGAGGGGGGATTTCTCCCCCCTCAATCTATTAGTCATCTTCGTTCATGCTATTGAAGAATGCTAGATCATCATCGTCATCATCAGACGCAGCAGCAAAGTTTGGTGCTGGCTTAGACTTGAATGAAGGCTCTGCCTTTGTTTCAGCAAACTCTTCTTCCTTCTTAGGGGCAGAAGACTTCTGAGCAGCACCCTTGATACCAAGAACAAGGTTTAGACGTGCTTCAAGCTGTTCATAGCTCTTGAACTTGTCAGGAGTTACCAAGTCCTTCAGGGAGTATTCCTTCTTGTATACTTCCTCAAGCTTGTCATCATCATTGAACAGCGGTGCTGGCTTTTCAAACTCAGACAGATCATAGTTGGCATTGCCATCAACCTGACGAATACGCAGCTTGAAGTTAGCACCCGCCCATAGATCGAATGGGTTGAAAGGCTGCATATCTGGGAATGGAGGGAACATGGCATTCTTCAGCTTGTCAAAAATCTTTGAACCATAGCGGAAGAGGAAGACCTTGCCTTCATTCTCAGGGTTAGCAGGATCACTCACAACATAGACGTTTGAGTGATAGTTAAGCTGGCGCTTCTGTTCACGTGCCTGAGTGCGTTCTGGACCCTTATCATTATCTGAAGAGTTCCAGAGAATGCTATTGAAGTCCAAGCAAGGATCAGGTAGGCCAATTGTCGATAGACAATTTTCGATGTACCACTGACCTTGTGGTCCCTTGAAGCCGTGTGTAAACATACGTGCCCAAGGATCGGCATCTTCGCCATCGATTTCAGGAGTTGGTAGGAAGCGAATGACTGCATAGCCATTCTTGGCCTTATCGGTGGCACAGAGCCAGTAGCGTTCATCCTTATAGCTAGTCTTTGAATTGAGCTTATTAACCTGCTCAGATAGCTTGTCGAGTGAACCTTGTGACGAACGCTTTAGATTTGCAAATGACATATATTTTCTCCGTATATTTGCGTGTGTTTAAGTTTTTTTACGTATTGTTATGGTGAAAAATATCCACCAATTTTATTTATACAGCAAGAATATCTTTGACAATCTTTTTCATCTTAGATTTATCATAATTGATAAACTCACTATATTTTAGACACCTATCTCTAGTTTTTGGCCATAGAATGGTATCTGTTATCTTCTTGTCCCAATAAGGAAAGAAGTTCATTAAGTCATTAAGAATTGTCAGTGTTTCACAACTGATGTTTCCTTGACGAAATTCTTTCAAAAGTTTTGGATGCTGACCATTACTTACAATGAAATAGCTTTTGAAGTCACTGGAAATTCCAGATAGTTCATCTTGAAAGTGATATGTCAGTGATTGTGCTCGACGTTGCCATTGAACATATCTGTTCTCTGATTCGTCATTGAGCAAATCACGTACCCATATATCACCATCCAGAAAGTTTGCAATAAGAAAGTTCAATAAATCTGGTTGTTTTGATAGTTTCTCAAAAAAATATCTATCATTACGTTTGTTGAATGAGACTTCATTCGCCCTAACATTACCATTATATTTAACATAACTGTAGGATGATTGGGCGAAGTGCGACTTAATCCCCAAGTACATTTTATATGCTTCAAAAGCAGTCATAATATAGTCCTATGATTTAGATAGGAAGTTTAGCAGACCTTGGTAGAAAATGAAGCTCTTCGCCCTCCATTTGGATTGATGATTTGATCCTATAGTTGCTTGAAATCATTGATGCAGCAATTTCCAGTTCAATCTCATTCTTTTCGCAAAAATAGACAACAGCGTCAATATACTTCAGCTTATGTCTTTTCACTAAAGCGTCGATTTCCTTATAAAATTTATTTGTATCAATGGCTTTAGCCAACTTAAGATCACTCATCAATTACCCTCTATAGAATATATGTGCACCAATTCTAGCCACTTTTGTAAGTCCCCAATTTGGGTTTACATAGTTTGCATGATAAAATAGTGCACCGTGTGTTACATCATATGTTTGATCAAGATATACACGTTCAGCAGTTGATCGTGCACGTCTATAAGTTTCCATATTACGAATTCGATTCTTACCTTCACATACCCAAGAAAATTGGCAAACACCTCGTGAACGCTGTTTAATAACTTCGCATGGTGTCTTTGGAAATCTCTTGTCTTCAACACGGTTCATAACCACGTTGTTGACTGCGATCATTCCTTTCTCAGTTTGATTGCCAGCTTCAAAATAAGCATTTCTAGCTAGACATTGTAATTGACGTTCGTCATGTGGAGTAATCTTCAAAGTTTCTTCTTCTTCTTGAATAACTTTCTTTTCGATTACTAGTGGAGTTACCACTGTTGATTGAACCATTGGTTTTGCAGGTGTAGAAATCATTGCTGTTGTAATAGCCATAATTGCTAAACAAATTCCAATAATCCAGTTTCTTGTGGAACTCTTCTTATTATCGATTAAATTAGTCATTAGTACTCTCTTAAGTGTAATGACTTTGGACATACTGATGACGTAAATAGCGTATTTCAACGCATATCATCAATATCCTATGAGAAGATACAATTAGAAAGAACTATGCCTTCGTTATCTTCTACATCCATCCCTCCATTACTAGGAATGCAAAATCATTAGTGTTTGGTCGGTGTTATGTTATTTTTCGCATAAAACAAGTTTATGCTATTTTTCGCATAACGCTTTCTTAGCCACGTAAGGACTTGAAGCTGTTGTAATGGTCAATGGAGGTAGTTTACGCCTCCGGTAAAGAAATATTTATACATACTAAAATTCCATACATTAGTATGTATGACTTTTTGGTACATAAGTCAACTGATGTTATATCAGTTCATCGGTATTCTGAAACGCTTCATCGCTTAAGGAAGACGATCTTGAATTTCTTTTATACGAGTTTCTAGGTATTTAATGACAACTGCCATGTTATTTGCTGATAGTAGACAGTTGCCATTATTATTTCTACATCTTATAACAGTCAACTCATGACTAAATGTTGATAGATTTCTCAATTCAACAGAGCATGGTGGAAGACTGTTCTTCATAGAAGTACCCTTAGATTAGTTCAAAGCCAATAACACTATCAACCTTGAAATTGCGAACCTTGATTTCTTCATCAAGACCCTGACCATTGCTCTTACGAGCAGGAATGAAAGCCTTAAGCTCGTCATATTCGATGACGTTGTTAGCAGCGTCAACGTAGATAGGAACCCCAATGCGGTTTTCCTCAATGCACTTAATATATAGCTGACCGTTATTCTCAAGGAGAGCGTTACCGATCATCTGACCATAACCAAGGCTCTTGGCTTCAAAATTGGCGCTATTGCCTTCCTTGATACGCTGCTCATTCACACGATACTGATAGTCAGCATTCATCGTCACCTTGACGGTGTTGATCTTGAAAACTTCAGTGTGTGGATTTGGAACACTCTTAGTGTCAACATCCTTCTTGTTCATCTTGACCACAGTCTTGGTCTGAAGGATGGCCTTGGTGTCAGGCTTAACGATCTTAGCAAATTCAACAATGTTCATCATGATATATTCTCCATTTGTTCGTTATGCCCTAATTATATAGAGAAAAACGATTCGTGTCAACATAAAAAGTGGGGATCAGAAAATAAATCTGACCCCCATATAATTTTATTCCTTACCGTCAATGAAGCCTTTTATTTTCTTTGCTTCTTCTAAAAGTTGCTCTGTGGTAGGATATTGTGGTACTTCTGTGAGAAATTCGGCATTTTCGTTGATGTGTGCCTTATTAGCAGCGTTCTGCCATTCCATATGGAACTGTTCTGATGCTCTTTGCTGAGCTAGCTTGACCATCTCCATGCGTAGGAGATATGGGGTATCTTGTGACATAGTATTTCCTTTGTGTATGTGTGTGTGTCCGTTGTGGACATTGTATTTATACATGAAAGAAAGTGGTGGGTTTCTGTTGCTAGGTACCCACCAAACCCCGAAAAATCATGCAGCTAGTGCAAGACCTTCATATGCGTTGTTATCGTTTGCATTTACGTTTTGTGGCACTTTGCCAATCAATCAGTCTCGAACCGCCCTATTACACGAAAATCGATATCCTGGTCACCCCCATCATAATACGAGAATAGTATTCTTTAACCTCGTCTACTCTACACACTCTTGAACCAAGATCTTTTAGTTTAGTTTCAAGATCTGCCGACTTGACGATGCATACATAGCAACCACCGCCATTGTATTCGATTCTATACATATCTAACTCTCATATTATGGTGGAGGTGCGGGGAGTCGAACCCCGGTCTTTCCGCCTTTACTGTTGATTGTCATCAACTGATAACTCTATTTAGTACGTTTAGTTCTTTGTGTCAAGCGGTTTCGTTATTTTTCTTACTAGAATATAAGCGAGATGTTTCAACGCTCAACGACAAAACTGCTGTTGCATTAATTCTACATGCAATGTTTACAACAATCCATTTGGCAATATATGCAGTGAATGTTTCCCAACTTGTAAGTTTCATAATCAATTCCCTTCATTAAACTTTTAAAACGGATAAATCTTAGAGCCATCATTAACCAGATTTTTATGTCTTATGTTCTGAGCAATCATGTGCATAACAGACTGATGACAATCTTCTACGATACCATAATTGTCTTCTTGAACATGGACACATACATCTGCCTTTTTTGAATATCCTCCATCAAATCCACAGAAGGAAATAACTTTGTTTCCTTTTTCCTGTGCAAGAACAATAGCATTCTTAACATTTGGAGAGTTTCCACTTGAAGATATAGTCAACAAAATATCATTAGGACGAATAAAGTTTTTTAGTTGATGTGAAAATATATCTTCGTATCCAATATCATTAGCTATAGCTGTAATTATAGGAACATTAGAGGCCAAAGAAACAATCCTTGGTATCAAATTGGTATTAGTTGAAATACCCTTCTGACAGTCACATACCAAGTGATTTGCAATAGCAGCAGAACCGCCATTCCCACAAACATAAATGATACCATCACTCTTGATAGTTGCTTCAATTAAGTTTGCAGCATCTTCTATGCTCTTGTGTAAACGATTATCGAATAATGCACTATGAATTCTATCTGCATATTCTCTAGGACTGATGTACAATGTGTGATCCTTTATCAACAAATTTAAAGGGAAACTCTTTTAGTCCCTTCTTCTCAAGTTCTTTCTTTAGCTTCTTTTGATCTTGTTTTGGACAATAGAAAAGAAAATATCCGCCACCACCTGCACCCAAAATCTTACCACCAATAGCACCATTCATCAAGGCAAATGTATAGATATCATCTAACTCTTGATCGCTGATACCGTATGACAGTTCTTTCTTTTTGAGCCATGCTTCATTTAACAACATACCAAACTCATCAATTTGATTTTTGTATAACAAATTTCTACCAGCATAAACTTGATCTATCATACTATTCATATTCTTCAAATACATATCGGTATAGTTCTTACTATCATTTTGTATTTTTAATATGTCTGACGCTTTGCGTGTACGGTTAGTATAAAACATTACTAGGTTATCGTTCAAGGCATCGATAGTATTTTGTGAAACATGTAATGGCTTAACATTAACTAAATTTTTATTGAACTCGATAACATTTAATCCGCCGAAACAAGCTGCATATTGATCTTGTTTTCCAATAGGACTTTTACATTTATCAATCTCTATAGAGCAAGCTAACTCTGCGATATCATATCGGTTCATTGGAACATTTTTATATGCAGACAAGGCAGTAATCAAACCTACCGCATACGTAGATGATGAACCAAGACCAGTACCTACTGTAGGAACATCAGCAAAAGAACCAATCTCAATATTTGATTTGATACCAAAATGATTTAATATCTCACGAGCAATTTCGTGATCTAGGTCTTTGGCGTTCTCAACAACTTCTACTTTAGAATATGTAAGCTTAAGATGTTGGTTTGGTGTTGGGTTTACGACAATATGCATATACTTATCAATGGCAGTAGACAGAACTGCTCCACCAATTTGTTCATATATCGCAGGAACATCGCTTCCTCCTCCAAAGAAACTAATTCGAAGGGGGGTTTTAACAACAATCATAATTGCCTCTCTGATAATGATTCCAAGCACTTTGGATCATGCTATCTAGTGTTTCTTTTGGTTCCCAATTACTAGCTCGTCGATAAGCAAAGTTATCGCCAACGAGAATAGATGGGTCTCCAGGTCGATACGTTCCAAATTCAACATCAATCGTTGTATCGGTAATTTTCTTAAATATATTGAAAAGCTGGAGATTTGAGGTTGGAGTTCCAGTACAAAGATTAAATCTTTTTGCACCATCTCTATTAATATTTAGTTCTTCAATAATAGCGGAACAAACATCATTGACATGGATATAGTCACGAAGACATGTACCATCTTCTGTCAAAAATGTATCGCCATTGATAACAAAGTTTTTGTTTTCAGCATCTGATCGACACATAGAAGTAATGATGTGTGGCTGATCACTAGCTTGACCCATACCAGTTTCCTCATCCGCACCACAAACATTGAAGAACCTAAACGAAGTGGACTTGAAATGATATGCTTCAAAACAATCTTGTAAAATCATTTCCATCATCCTCTTGGTATTTCCATAAGGATTGATAGGTATCTTTGGGCTATATTCTGGAACAGGACAGACTTCAATGTCCCCATAAACAGCAGCAGAAGAGGCAAAAATAAATTTGCCTCCCCACTTCAGATCAACAAGAGACTGTAGCATCTTGATATTTTTAGTGACATTATTATCATAATAACTTAATGGGTTCTTTACAGATGGACCCAATAAACTATCTGCACCAAGATGAACAATAGCTTCAATAGGATAATCAACTGACTCAATCAATCGACGAATACCATCATAATCATTCGATGGGTTGTCTTTCAAATCAATACCGTCAACAGTATGTCCAAGATTTTGTAGCTTTGCGGTTAGGACAGAACCGATATAACCTAAGTGTCCAGTAACAACAATATTCATTTAGTCCTCATAATCTAGTTTGATAGAAGTAAACTTAATCATCTTCATTCACCTTATCATCTTTCGGCTTTGTCACAATCATATACGCTGTCAGCGCAAAGATTGCAAGGATAAGAATTGCTAGCCAATTATCACTAGTCATTTACAGGTTCCTCATCAGGAAGCGGCGGATAGTAGTAGCGGGTCTTAAACGCTGCTACCTTCTGCATATACTCTTCATTTTCAGCATCATTCTTCAGGCGGTTCTCAAGAGCAGCCTTGGCATCTTCATAATTACTGAAAGTCTTAGAGTAGCCATGACCATCACGGTTATATTCCTTGAAACAATTGCTCCAAAAGAACCACCCCTTACGCTGAACGGTATACCTATTATAGGTTGCCTTAATGCGATACTTATTCATATCAATCTCCGTCTTCAAAATGATTTTTAATGTCTTCCAAGACACAATAACCATCACAATATGCACCATCATAGAATGCAGTCTGTGACATAACGTCTAGAACATAGGCGCTTTCATCACACTTGGTGAGAATTTCTAGCACAGCTTTTAATAGTACTGTTGCACGATCTTCAGTCATTACACAGCCTCCTGCATAGTGCTTTTGATATAGCCATAACCAAGGTCATAGCAATACTCAAGGCGCTCATAACCATAGAACTCCATATCTTCAAGCTCACCATCAGCATCAGCAATGATTTCGATGGCACGAGCACGATTAATACCAGAAACTAGTTCCATAGTATCCTTGATACGAAGCTCAAAGCGTTCACGATTGATAACCTGCTGCTTCTTCTCTTCTTCCATCTGCTTATCCAGCATGTTAACAAGAGCTTCGAAGTCAGTATCGAACTCTTCGATAGAGGCGAATTGAGCATAACGAGGGCGGCTACCGTAAACGTCCTTGTACAGGTCCGAATAGATATCGCCATCACGTGAGTTAGTTTGAGCGTTAATGTCCCGAAGAGTAAGCATTTTGAAGTCCTTTCGATTTCGATAGACCCTTTATATGCTACTCTTTCTACACTGTCAATAACTTTTTTTGTTTTTTTTTATAGACCAAATGTGGTGCGGATTTCCTCAATCAAAGCAGCATCAGTTGACACAACCCCAAGACCATGTGAGTGGGGGAAGTTTAGCTTTGGTAGATCGATTTCATTGAAGAAACGACCAACATCATCAGGGAATGAGTAAGTATCATGGAACATGATTAGACCACCATCACGAACGAAAGGACTCCAAGTCTTATAGTCATTACTCACTGCATCATAAATATGATACCCATCAATATGTAGGATATCAATCGGCTTATCCCATGTCTTGGCTAGCTCATTGAAGTCTGACTTGATGATTTCAACTGTATTAAACCCATATGATTCCTTGAAGCCAACTACCTTATCATAGGCATTACGGAAACCAGCATTTGCATCACCTTCGAACCAATCAACACCATACACAGTACCAATTTCATCTAGAGCAAATGCGAATGTCGAGAAACCATAGTCAACACCAAGGTCAACAGTAGTTGTTGGTTGTAGGCGATTGACAGCCCAACGAGCAAAGTCGAAGTGTCCTGTCCAAGCAGAGATAATATTCTTCACTGCATAAATTTTAGCGTTCTTATCCATTACCTAATCTTTCTCCATAATACTTGTTTGTGCGTAGTGGCTCCCACCACCATCTATTGTTGAGATACCAATCAATAGTCTTCTCTAGACCACTCTCAAATGTTTCTTGAGCTTTCCATCCAAGATCATTCTCAATCTTTGTTGGATCAATCGCATAACGACGATCATGTCCCGGTCTATCTTTAACGAATGTAATCAAATCACGGCGAGTTTTACCATCATTTAACTTTCTATCAAGAATATCACAAATAGCCTTTACCACATCTAGGTTAGTGCGTTCTTCACGTCCCCCAATGCAATATGTTTGACCGATTTCGCCCTCAGTAGCAGCAAGGATCAGCGCCCTTGCATGATCATCAACATATAGCCAATCACGAACATTTGTGCCTTTCCCATATACAGGAAGCGGAATACCATTCAAGGCATTCAAAATATTCAATGGAATAAGCTTCTCTGGGAAATGATATGGTCCATAGTTGTTAGAACAATTTGTCACCACAACAGGAAGACCGTATGTTTCGTGCCAAGCTCTTACGAAGTGATCCGAAGCAGCCTTAGAAGCCGAATATGGTGAACTAGGCGCATATGCAGTTGTCTCAGTGAAGACACTATCATCGAAGGGCAAATCACCAAATACTTCATCAGTCGAGACATGATGAAAAACAAAAGGATTTTTTGTATACTTCCAATAGTTCAGACATGCTTCCAGAAGTTTAAACGTACCAAATACATTGGTGTCAATGAAAGCAAAAGGATTGTCAATTGAACGATCAACATGGCTTTCAGCAGCCAAGTTCATGCAGATATCAATTTCATGCTTAGTTAGTGTATCGAACACAAGGGTTTCATTAGCAATGTCCCCTTCGACAAAATAAAATCTGTGGTGGTCTACAACATTACGTAATGAATTCATATTGCCAGCATATGTTAGCTTATCATAGCATACGACATAATGTCCCTGCTCAATAAGAATACGGCAAACAGCAGAACCAATAAAGCCAGCACCACCTGTTACTAAAAATTTTGTCATAATACAATATCCTTAAACAATGGTGCGGCAGCATCCTTTTCAGAAATTTCTGATATTCCTATTAGATAATGCCACTTAATATTAAGATCAGGATCATTCCAAAGAATTGACCCCTCACTTTCTTTATTGTACAGATTATCTACCTTATAGACCACAACAGCATCATCTGTCAATGTCATAAAGCCATGAGCAAACCCATCTGGAATCAATAACTGTCTGGCATTACGTGCTGATAGAATAACAGCAACATGTTGCCCATATGTTGGAGAATCAGGACGAATATCTACAGCAACATCAAGGATCGATCCCCATGCACAGCGAACCAACTTTTTCTGTGCGTATACTCCACGTTGATAGTGAAGACCACGAACAGTACCAGCCTTATAAGAAATGCTCTGATTATCCTGCACCCATCGTGGCATGGTTAGGTGATCAACATAAACTTCAGAAAATACACCTCTGTTATCCTTGTGTTGATTAGGTGTGATTAACATCACTTCAGGGATGCTCATACGCTCAAAAGAAGTCATCATGATTTGCTTTCTTCACTAGATATGCACCATAATCAGTTTTGATAAACATCTGTGCACGTTCCAATAGTTGTTCCTGATTAATCCAACCATTGTTATAGGCAATTTCCTCAAGACACGCAATCTTCATACCCTGCCTACGTTCAATCGTACCAACGAATGAGCTAGCTTCCAAGAGGCTTTCATGTGTGCCAGTATCAAGCCATGCATAACCATAACCAAGCTTCTCAACACGTAGTTGCTGATTGTCTAGATAAATCTGGTTAACGTCTGTAATTTCAAGCTCACCACGACCAGAAGGCTTAATCGACTTTGCAATATCAACAACATCATTTGTGTAGAAGTATAGACCAGTTACAGCCCAATTTGACTTAGGCTTTAAAGGCTTTTCAACGATAGAGTTTGGACGGCCCTTCTTGTCAAAACCAACAACACCATAGCGTTCTGGATCATCGACGTGATAGGCAAAGACGGTTGACTTACCAAGAGGGAAGCAACGTGCAGTCTGTAGCTTATCCCATAGGCCATTGCCATGATAGATGTTATCGCCAAGGATCAAAGCAACATCATCACCACCAATGAACTCTTCACCAATCAGGAATGCTTCAGCAATACCAGCGGGAATTTCCTGCTCAGCATAGGTAATATTAACACCATACTGCGAACCATCACCAAGAAGGTTCTGGAATGCAATCTTGTCACGTGGCATGACAATAATAAGAATATCACTAATACCAGCTTGCATGAGTGTAGCAAGAGGATAATAGATCATTGGCTTATCGTATACTGGAAGTAGTTGTTTTGAAATGCTTAGAGTAGCGGGATACAACCTTGTCCCGTTACCAGCAGCCATAATAATGCCCTTCATAATATCTCCATCAATTAAAATTATTCGCTATCGTACTCAACGCCTAGTGAATTATACAATACTGAAATCCACCTATTTGCATCTTGATCCTGATCACGTGATTTCATAAGCTCAGTTTCATGATACTCAGCATTCTTGTATGCATATCGCAAAGCTTCTTTATACTTATCAAGGGGATTTGCCTTACTAAGTTGTGTAAGACGATCCATGTCATACTTGGTATCGCAGTCATATTTTACTGTATCGACAATTTGGTCAATCATAAAATTCTTGAGTTGTTCGTGCTCAGAAGTTGGTGGATGCCAATTATATACCTTGATAAGCATAGCATCATACTTATTCTTCAAGACGATCTTTTTATTGAAAGATTTTTGATTGGAAGCTTCTTCTGCTTCAATAATTTTCTTTCCATAATTAGTACGGTCATTGACACCAGCCATTGCTTCAAGTTCAGCAATAGTTTTCTTTGCTTCAGAAAGAGCATTGGCATGATAGTCACTTCCAGTACGAAGCTTTGGCTTTTCTTTGCTAGGACTTTCACGCTGATGCATACAAGCACCGAAAGCACGAGCACATGATAGTGCGTAATCTTCAAACGAAATATCATTTTCGATATCAGCAGTGTAACCAGTAGGCATTATATAATTCCTTCAAAAATGGTAGGGGCAGCGAGATTCGAACTCGCACTGAAGAGATTTTAAGTCTCCTGCCTCTGCCTGTTGGGCTATACCCCCATTAAAACGTATTAACAATATTTAGCCGTTATTAATACCATGCTCATGAAACATTTCAAGAGCAAATTCACGACCACGACGAATCCATTCATCCTTGGTCAAATCACTCAGACGATATATGTATTCGCTCTCAGTTTCGTATATATTATGGCTCTTGCAAAGATCAAAGATATAATAGAAATACCCCACACCTTTTACTAATTCTAGTGGGAGATTATCTTCTTTGAAGACCTTGTTGATACTACGAATTTGAAACATAATACATTTTCTCCTTTACACACACATTATATCCATGTGGTTGCGATTAGTCAACCGATAAATAGATTATAACTCAAAATTCTTAGGGGCATGTGATGAAAAGTTTTAAAAGGTTTATAGAAGAAGCGAAATTTAACAAGGGTACAATCATAGATGCTATGCCTGTTCACGGTGAGCATTCAAAGCCATCAAAATCTAAACTGATTGACAAAATTCCTGTTCATGGCGCTCATTCAAAGCCAAACAAGAAACTTAAAGAAGACAATCAGCACGACAGCATTTATCCAGTAGATTCTCAAGGCAACGAGCATATAAAGGATTTTACTCGTAGAAATTATAATGATCATATTGGTAATGATACCTTTGAAGTGCACCATGCTATCAACTTACCGCATGAAGAATTCAGTGACAACCCACACTCACATGCTTTGAGAAAATATTCATCAAATTCACATGATACTAATAAAGAATTAATTAATAATGCTACTGGAAAGCCTTCAACCTTTGCACATAAAACATATGATACGCCTCAAGACAAAGTATATAGGGATGAACAACTAAAATACCATAATGATCATGTTCAAAGTTTGGATAAATCATTTGCTCATCCAAACGCTATTCTTAAACAAGACTTACATGTTTTTCATGGTACTAGCAGATTTAACCCCGGCGAAGAAGCTAAAAAGGGTGGTGGGCGAATTACATTTCCAGCATATACATCAACTTCAATTGACCCTAGGATAGCAGCAGATTTTGCTGGTAATAATAGTGATTCTCATATCGTCCATATTCATTTGAAGAAGGGACAGAGAGCACATTATCTAGGTACAAATTCAAATTATGATCATGAAAAAGAAGTAATGCTCCCTAGAAATTCAACTGTTCAAATTAATCCAATTCCAACAGTTGTTCATAATGGATATGGTGAAGGAAAAACTCATATTTGGCATGGTCATGTTGTTGATCAGCCCGATCCTCATGCACAAAATCATGATGATAGCGTACACAAAGATCAAATGAAATTTAATTTTTAAGAGAAAAATGATGAAAACATTTAAGCAATTTATAGACCCTAAAAAGGAAAAGGTTCCTTCTGCTGACTATTATCCTTCACACGGATCACATGCACAGGAAAAGGTTCCTTCTGCTAATTATTATCCTTCACATGGTTCTCATGCACAAGAAAAGCCTAAGCATTCAATTAAAGAAGAAGCCAAAAAAATAACGCACTCTGAATTCACTGAAAAAAATCCAAATGAAAAAGTTGGACGTGAATATGGTGATGTACATTATAAACTTAATCCATCAAATGCAAAATGGTCTAAATTACCAAAATATGAAAGAGAAGCAGCCCACGAATATACATCAGGAAGTAGAGCTACGAATAAAGAACTTATTGATATTCATCATGGAAAGCCATCAAACTTTAAGCCTGAGTCTGGAGATGACAATTGGACAAGAGATTGGAAAAAAGATAATGAAGAAAGGCACAACAAGATAGTAAAAGGTCTTGATAGTCTTTTAAATAGATCAAGAGTACCAAGAAATCTAACGGTGTTTCATGGCATTAATGCAGTATCAAGCGAAAGATTTAATCCTGGTGAACTAGCAAGTCAACACTCTGAAAGACATATCCATATGCCAGCATATATTTCAACCAGCGTTGATCCACACTATGCTACTTCATTTGCTAAACCAATACGATTTAATAGACCAGTTACAACACACATGCTTCGTATCCACCTAAAGCGTGGACAAAAAGGATTTAGATATGTTGGTGATCAGTCTGCTATTCCTGAACGTGAAGGAATTTTAGCAAGAGACAAGACATTGAAGATTAGTGAGCATCCCACAATTGTTCATCACGAACCTACTGGTGGACAAATTCATGTATGGGATGCTCACGTAGTAGATTAATACTGGTAGCTATATCCTACAGTCCAGATATCAGCATACATTTCATGGAGTCGATTATCAGAAACAGAATTCTTGAAGTTGATGTAATCGATATCCATGATACGCTCTACCATCAGATCAGCAAGCTTTTTCTTAGTCGTAAAGATACGATACTTGTAATCTGATCCAGCCATCTCGACAATCTTCTCATCAGGAAATTGATTTTCAAGATGCTCACGCATACGAGCACGAATAACAAGGCTCTGTCCAGTAGGATCATTAAAATCTTGAACAGCACTAATAAAACCATCATTTTGCATTAACCACATAATATATAACCTTTTAATTTATTTGTATGAATCGATTAGCGCCTGTTTGCGCTTTACGAAATTTGAGTGTAACTCTTTCCAGTTAGAAAGTCCAGA